AATGGTGCTTCATCTTCATCGTTACTAGCCGTTGATGATAAAGTTTCAGCTGATGCTGATTTTTCATCTTCGGAAGTTCCAGATGGATTCAACCAACCTTCTAATACATTTTTCAATTCTGCATAAGTTAATTCTGAATAAAGTTCAGTAATTTCCTTTTGGGAATTTAGATACTTATCCGTTTCTTCTTTTGAAGTTGCCAATGGAGTTTCCTTTGGTTTAACACGAATAGTTGTTACAGGGTAAGAAGTACCACTGTCTTCAGCTGATACTACTTCAACAGTAATATCTCTACCTTCATTTGGGTCAGTAATATCACCATAATCAGGATCCGCCATATAACCAAGAATCTCTTGATATACAGTTTTACCAAAGCCCCAAAATTTTACACCTTCACCTTCTTCACCTCTTACCAATACTGGTACGAATGTTCTAAGTTTCGGCTCCATTTTTTTAGCAGCTTTCCAATCTTCCTTATCACCCATTCTTTTAAGTTTGTCAGCAAACTCAACAATTGGGTCAGGTCTACCGAATGACATCGGAGATAGATAAGTTTTGTTGTTTACGTTGTAGTGAAAGTACAATTCAATGAAAGGATTCTCTTTGTTGAATTTGTAAGGGACCAAACGAATAGTGTGTTTGCCCGGTGCTGGTTTCCAAAGTTCTACAGTTGTTCTTTGGGTGTTTTGCAGTTTGTTAAGTCTGCTCTTAATTGCGTCTAAATTAATAGCCATGTCTTTTAAGTTTTAAGAGTTTAAGGTTTAAAACATACGTTTTAAGGTTGGTTTATAGTGTCTTTCCTACACTTCCGTTACACATATAAATATAATGGAAACACAAATATACGAAGAATACCTGATATTTCCAAATCTTTTTTTTGATATATTTTTTATGGTAAATGATGTCACAAATATACGATAAATTTGTGACAATAACAAATAAAAAAATACTTTATTGTAAACCGATGTATATCTTTTTATAATCTACAGCCAATATAGATAGTACACATATAGTGAGGGAAATTACAGCACATCCAAGCTCATTATCAGGCCCAGCAAATGGAAGTATGTAAGGTAGGGGACCACATAATATACCCCAGCTTATTAGACCGGATATAAGAGAGGTGAGTATTAATTGCCAGTTTTTCATCTTAGTTTATAGCTATATAAAGTTCCACAATCGTCATCATCTAAGTCATCCTCCACCACTCGAATACCACTACCTATAAGGTCTTGTAACTTTTGGAGATTTACTCTCCTCCAATATCCAAATCGGAGATATACATCATTATTACCACCAACTACTTGTGAGATATCATACTCACCAAATTCAGACCGAATTAGAACTAAAGTGTCTGCGTCTATTCTCATATTAAAGGGGTTTTAATTATTTAACAATTTCAATCATTGAAAGTGGAACAGTATAAGAACCAAACCCACCACTTAACACTTTTAAGGAAGCTTTGGTACGATTTACTTTTTCAACACGAAGTTGTTTACCCATCAACTTAGGGTGGTTCACTTTAACATTCATTCCAACTCTCAACTCCTGCTTTTTTTCGTAAGCAATCATAGCTCGTTTGGAGTTCATTACTTCTACTACTAATGAGTTAAGGTTTCGTAATTCTTCCAAACTCATCTGATTTAATTGGGAATAGTTCATATTTTTAGGGGTTATCTCTTATTACTCTATAAATGTACAAAAAAGTATTCGTAATTCCTAGTCTTTTCTGAATTATTTTTTTAAATATGTATTCACATATTCGGTCTGAGTCATTGTTTTTTCAGTACCATTGGGAAATAGTACCCGAACTATCATTTCTCCATTTGATAGGTAACGGGCAGTGATTTGGGGAGTCATCATATGTTATAGTCTAATGTATAATTCAGTAAATTCAATTCGGTCAGTAATGTGAGTAGGTAATCCCATCTGCTTTGCCATCTCTAACATTTCGCTATAAAAGTATCCATCCCATATACCACACAACATATTGTATAGAGGGGTGTGCCAACTTTCATTTCTAGCGATGTGGTAATCTTCCACTATTCGGATGGTAGTAGAGTGGAACTCCATCATTTTTTCGGAGAACAATTCGTGGCGGTTAAATCTTACAGTATTCATATCGTTATCGTTTTATTACATAGTAAACATACGAAGAAAGCCCGATATAAACAAGCGTTTATGAGAATAATTTGTGACAACTTGTGTCAAAATAAAAAAGGGAGAATTTTTAGTTTCTCCCTTTTAGTTATTTTTTAATCATTGTTTTTAGTTTCGTTGATTGTTCTCTCATATATGGTTTATCATCAAATACCGATTGAATCATATCTGCTTCTTTATGGAAACCATTCATTCTTAAAGTGAATGCGATACCATCTGCTGCTTCAACCCCATTCCATCCGGATGCTGATGATACTTTTCTTCCAAATTCATGTGTACCATCTTCTCCACCCCAATATTCCGAACTATCTACTCCGTTAGTTCTAATATCTGCCATTTTCTCTTTATACTTAGGGTCATCCATTGATGGGTAGTTTACTCTCTTAGCCCATTCAGGTTTTCCTTCAATCTTTGATACCAATTCTCTTGCTTCATCGTGGAAGTTTGCATCAGTTAATGCTTCAACTGCCGCTTGATACATTGCTTTTTGATATCCATCTTTACCCAACTTTTGTGGAGTAATTCCAAATTCTTCTGCTTTTTTCTTAGCTTCTTTGTTTACAGTAGGATTACCTTTTCTAGCTTCTTTTGGTTTAGAAGTAGGTTCGGTTTGTGGTTCTGCTTTACTTCCACCACCTTGTGAATACTTTGCGATTATATCTTTAGCGTATTTGTTACCAGGATTACCACTAATTGCGGTCATTAAATCCATTGGTTTCAATTTTTTAGAATCAATATCAGCTGATAAGTTTGATAAATTAACACCATTCTCATCTGCCCAACCTGCTATTGCTTGTGTTCTTAATCCAGTCTTAGCTGCAATTGATTTAACAGTTGCCATACTATCTACTTTTGGTTCACCACCTCTATCTTTTGAATAATCTCCACCAAACATATCATTTGGTTTTGCAGCTCCTTTAGATGCACCACCTTTCTGGGCTTTAGGGTCTTCGTGAGTACCAGCCTTTAATGCTGCTTGATACGAATCCTTTGATTTGAAGTGTACTAATTTTCCAGTCTCTTTACTTTTAGCTTTAAAATCTTCAGCTTCAAATAGTCTTTTTAAACTTATGTTTGCCATTATGTGTTATTATATTCTATAAATATACGAATTTTTATTTACATCCCCAAATCCTATGCCAATAAATGATAGTATTCTTTGAAATGTTTTATTCTATCCGGTAATCCAATAGTTCCACCATTTACTCTTTTAGTAATTGATGTTACTACTGCATCAGTTGCTCCACCATCTGCCATCTTATGTAATCCGTTTTTAGAGAAAAACCAAGCTGCTGAAAGTAATGCGTATTTAGATGCTACTACATCAGGATTAGAAATAATATCTTCACCGATTGATTTGCCAAATGCAGTGTAGTTTTCTTTACCTGTCAATTGGATATATCCTCTACCTCTAAATTTATAGCCTTCACCAGTTGATTCAGGTCCGTTACCCATTCTACCACCATATACTTTAGATGCAATCTTTTGTGGGTTTCTAGCATATGGAGCTGCAGCTGCTTCAGTTGGGAAATATTTTTTAAAGATACCTGCTAATCCTTTTGCTGAATAGTTTAAGTTCTCTTGCGTTGCTTTGAATCCACCACTCTCATGTCCACATTGTGCTAAGAAGTGTGCTAATCTTAATGGAGTATTAATTTGGAACTTAGCTGCTGTATCAGGAATCATTTGAATTACTGCATCAGGAATATGTCCCTTTAATTTATCCAATTTCAATCCACCTACCGGTGCTATTGGAGCAGGTGTTGTTGGTGGAGTGTTCTCACCTACAATCATCGCCCAAGTTTTATCACCTACAATGCCATCTGCAGGTAGTCCGTGTTTTGTTTGAAATGCTTTTACAGCTTCTTCAGTTTTTGGTCCAAAATTTGTTACTGCTGGTGAAATTCCTAATTTCTCCTGCATTAATTTCACATTTTCGTTGTTATCGCCTTTTTTTAATAACATTGTAATATTATTTATGTTCTTCAGTTATAACTTCTTTTCCATCACCAAAGTCAATTACTTCAAAAACTCTTGTCTGAATTTTCTTAGTTCCTTCGGCGTTTGTTAATATGATTGAATTCTTAAACTTCTGCCAATTAATGACAAATGAATTATCTAATACACCACCATTTTCCTCTTTAACCAATTCGTTAAGAGCATTAATAGTGTATAGTGAATTAGATTCCTTCTTTCTATGTATTAATATTGTATTTTCCAATGGAGTATCCGGTTGGAAAGCTGTATCTATATTATATGTAATAAACAACTCATCCAAATTAGATTTGTTTTGTAAAATATAAATGTAGTTATACACTATATGATACGTTTCTCTAATTTGTTGTAGAGTATTTTGTAACTCTCCTTTTGTTGTAAATGTACAAAGTAACTGTGTCTTCATCCTCTTTTCGTTTAATTAACTATAAATATTAAAAATCAAAAGGAAGGATAATTTTAACAATTATAATTACATACGCTTTTCTTCATTGTGGAATCTACCAGCACCAGGATTACTACTTCTACCATCTAAACTAAATCCAACATTAAATTCAGGTTTTGGATATGCTAATATAGTTACACCATTTGATGAATTAATACTTATTTTACGTTTTCTAGCTAATTCAGCACCACCCGTATCACCTTTTTGTGATAAAACACTATCATTGCTAAAATCCTGAACATCTACATTATGGTTATATGCTTCATGTGATAAGAATGTATAATAATAATAATTTTCTAATCTCATTCGTATCTTAGCCATAGTAGCTTCATCAACCGGCAATCCTTTTTCTTTTCTCTTTTGAATTAAAGTATTTACGGCTTCAGTAATCGATTGGTGTGCCGCACCGCAGGTATTACCCTTTGGTAATGGTTTTGGACAGTTTTTAGGGTCTGTCAATCGATTTTCTATATTTTTTATAAATGTATCGGATACTCCCAAATTCTTAGCCTTATCAAGAATATCTTTTCTATATTGTTTATGATGCGCTTGGTGTTGCTTCATATCCGCTTCAAGTGGTAAATCATATATAGCAGAATGTGATTCTGATATTTCAATTACCGCTTGTTTCTTTTTACCATCTTTATCATTTTTATATGTAGATTTGTTACATTTAGATGTTAATGCACTTGCACCACCTACACCTTTTTTAACACTTCTACCATCCAATGTTACAACTTTTCTTTCATTATTACCATCTGAAATTGTAATTACATCTACGGTTTCCAATGTTGTACTTTGTGGTAATAACGCACATTTACCATTTTGAGTACCTTTACCACCATCGTGCATTTCAACAATAGCTGTATAAACTTCTGCAAAATTTGCCCATGCTTCTTTTAATGAAGGGTCTCCCTCGTGATTGGCAATATCAGAAAATATACCCTGATATTCCGTAAACCATTCTTCTGGATTTTTGTTAGGGTCTTTTTTTGAAAAATCACTCAATTTTTGAATAAGTGATAAAGTTTGTTCGTCTGCTATATAATATTTATCTGCCAAACCTTTTAATCTGTTTGCCATACCATCGATAGCCTGTTGAATAACGATTACTCTATTTTTAGGATTATCTGGAATTACACCATTATCCATATCAATGAAGTCCATATCTCCCGCCTCAATTTTAGATGCATATTCATTAAGATTTCGATTATTTCTCATCCTAAGTTCTCTTTCTTCTTTGGATATACCCTTTTCATTAGTATCCTGTTTTTGTATAACCAGTCCTCCAATTGTTACACTGCTTACTTTATTATTACTATCTTTTTGAACACTTGCTATATTTTCTCCTTTCTTTGTTTTAAGTATTTTTGTTTTTCCACCCTCATCAACAAAGGTTTGATTTGCAGTTGATTTTTTTCCACCAAATGTAGTTGCGGATACCTGAACTAATCCTGCGTTTTCCATAAATTTTCTAAATTCGGAAAATACAACGTTAGCAGCTCCTTTACCACCAGTTTCTTCTTTTACTCTTTTCTTAAAATTGTTTGGTTCAAGTGCTATATAATATTTTGAAGTATCAGGATTTGCTTCAGTTGGTTCAGCAACTCGTATCCATCTCGCTGCAAGTTTCTTTTCGGCTGCATTAAGTTTTTCTCCGTTAAAAACTTTTTGCATAATAACATTAACTTTTCCTAATTCATCCGCATATGGATTTTTTTTGTTTTTAGATTCTTTTTCAAAATAATTCAATATATTTTGCTTTGAACGATTTACTTTATTTTTTTGGTCAGCAACTTTACCTTTATCAGGTATAGAATTCATTAAATCATCTAATGAACCTCCTTTTTTACCTTTTGGTTCTTTATCCGTTTGCCCACCTCTCGCATCTTTATACCCTTTATCAAATAAATCAGCTCCAGCAACAGGTTCTTTAGTTGTACTTTTTGAATCTTTTGCTTTTAACTTTTTATCAACATCAACATGAGAACCAGCATCTAGAGCCGCTTGCTTTTTTTCTTTACTACCAAAATATACTATCTTACCCTCAGGTCCGCCTATTCTTGCAGCTAATTTCCAATCTTTAGTAGTAGCGGTTGCTTCTAACTTAATTTCAGAAATTATTTCTTTTATTAATGATTCTATTTTCATTTCATTTGTATTTTTACCTTCTTTCTTTTCATTATATGAATCAACCATCTGCTCCATCATTTCAGGAGTGATTTCCATTTCTTCAAGTCCTTTAGAAACCATTTCGGCAAATTTAATCATATTCGCATCGGTTTCAGCTTCACTATCAGCATCAGCAAATACGGCTGCCTTACCAACTCCTTTTAGAA